GCTTGTTGTCAGAAAGACCTTCAGAACGCTGAAAGACAGCTGCTTCACAGAACTGAAGTGGGCAGTGCATCGTCTGGGTGTTGATTCGTGGTGGGATTTCAAGGAAAGCCCATTAGAAGCAACATACAAGCCAACAGGGCAGAAGATATACTTCAGAGGGCTGGATGATCCGCTGAAGGTCACATCCATCACGGTGGATGTTGGCGTTCTTTGCTGGGCGTGGCTTGAAGAAGCGTATGAAGTCATGAAGGAAGATGACTTCAATATGCTTGATGAATCCATCCGTGGCGGCATTCCAGAAGGATCTGGCCTGTTCAAACAGTGGACGATCACCTTCAACCCGTGGAATGAACACCACTGGTTGAAGAAACGCTTCTTTGACAATCCAGATGATGAAACACTTGCCATGACAACGAACTACATGTGCAATGAGTGGCTGGATGCCAAGGACATCAAGCTGTTTGAGGACATGAAGACACGCAACCCGCGCAGATATGCCGTTGCTGGTCTTGGCGGCTGGGGCATCGTGGACGGCCTTGTCTATGAGAACTGGAGAGAGCAGGAGTTCAACCCCAAAGCACCAGACTTCCTGAAGGCACATCCTTCCATGGTGTCTGCCTTTGGCCTTGACTTTGGTTATACGAACGATCCTTCTACGCTGTTTTGCGGTCTTTACGATAAAGACACGAAGCAGCTTTTTGTGTTTGATGAGATGTATGAAAAAGGCATGTCAAACAAAAGGATTGCGGATACAGTCAAGGACATGGGCTATGGCAAGGAACACATCACGGCTGACAGTGCTGAACCGAAGTCCATTGACGAACTGAAGAGCCTTGGCCTTCGCGTCAAGGCTGCGATGAAGGGCAAGGACAGCATTCAGAACGGCATCCAGTGGATTCAAGACCTTGAAATTGTCATCCATCCGCGCTGTGTGAACTTCATTACAGAGATCAGTAACTACACATGGGACACGGACAAGTTTGGCAACAAGCTGAACGTGCCGATTGATGATTTCAACCACTTGATGGATGCCATGCGCTATGCGCTTGAGAAGTACATCACCAACAAGAAGTGGCTTGCATGAGAACGTGAACAAGGACGGTGATACCAATGCTGACAGTACAGGAGATCAAGACCTTCATTGATAACGATGAAGCCAGCATCAGAAAGAAACGTGCCAGAGAAGGTCAGCGATATTACGAAGCAGAGCATGACATCAAGGGGCATCGAATCTTCTTCGTAAACGCAGAGGGCAAGCTGGAAGAAGACAAGACCAAGAGCAACATCAGGATCAGTCATCCGTTCTTTACGGAGATTGTTGACCAAGAAGTGCAGTACATGCTATCTGGCAAGGACGGCTTCATCAAGTCTGATGATGCCGACCTTCAGGAATATCTGGATGAATACTTCAATGAAAATGAAGACTTCATTGCAGAGCTTCACGAAGTCCTGACTGGCGCGATTGCGAAGGGCTTTGAATACGCCTACGCATACAAGAATGAAGACAAAAAGACCGCTTTCATGTGTGCCGATTCGCTGGGCGTGGTGGAGGTCAGAGCCAAGGACACCGATGACGGCTGTCAGTATGTGATTTACTGGTACGTTGACAGGATCGACAAGGACAGCAAGGTCATCAAGCGCATTGAAGTCTGGGACGATCAGCAGACTTGGTTCTACTGTCAGGTGGATGACGGTGAAATCACGCTGGATGATTCCAAAAAGCTGAACCCCAGACCGCACACCCTGTATCAGAAGAAGGGTGATAAGAAGATCTATTATCAGGGCTTTGGACGCATCCCCTTCTTCCCGCTTGATAACTGTAAGAAGCAGTTCAGCGGCCTGAAGCCCATCAAGGATCTGATTGACAACTATGACCTGATGGCGGTTGGTCTTGCCAATAATATTCAGGACACCAATGAAGCCCTGTATGTCGTGCATGGCTTCCAAGGTGACAATCTGGATGAACTGATGGCGAACATCAAAGCCAAGAAGCATATTGGCGTTGATGAGAACGGCAGCGTGGACATCAAGACCATTGACATCCCCGTGGAAGCACGGAAGGCCATGATGGAGATTGATGAACAGAATATCTATCGTTTCGGCATGGGGCTGAACACTGCCGGACTGAAGGATACTGCTGCTACCACCAACATTGCCATCAAGTCTGCCTATTCCCTGCTGGATCTGAAGACCAACAAGCTGGAGATCAGGCTGAAGCAGTTCCTGCGCAAACTGCTTGATGTGGTGCTGGCTGAAATCAACACCATGAACAAGACGGACTTCCACCAGAGTGATGTGTATTTCTGCTTTGAGCGTGAAGTGCCGACCAACGCGCTGGAGAATGCCCAGATTGAACTGACCGAAGCCCAGAAGCGTCAGGCTGAAATCAACACGATTCTGAACCTTCAGACCGTGATTGACGATGACACCCGCCTTCAGCTGATTGCGGAACAGCTTGATCTGGACTTCAATGACCTGAAGGACAAGCTGCCCGAAGATCCGCTGATGGCGGCACAGGGCATGCTCAATGATGTACAGCCAGAAGAAGTGCAGGCTGGTGAGGGTGATATGATTGCTTAAACAGCAGAAGGAAGTGCTTCAGCACCAGCTTGATGCAGAACGTGCTGTCATCAAGGAGCTTGAAAGACAGTACAGGCTTGCACTTGAAGATGTGAACATGGTCATCAGCATGTTGCTGACAGACGAACAGACACCCTCCAAGATTAACAGAATTGCCTATCAGAAACGTTTGAGAACGCAGCTGGAAGGCATCTTGGAGGGGCTGCACATCAATGAGTACAAGACTATCAACAAGTACCTGAAGAAGAGCTATACGGACGCATTCGTGGGTACTATGTACGATATGCACAAGCAGGGCATTCCACTTGTGATCCCCATTGACCAGAATGCAGCCGTGAAGGCAATCCAGCTGGACACCAAGCTGACAGAGCGCAAGGCTTACAAGAACCCGAACGACCCGGACGGCGAACATGTCACGCTGTATGAAAGCCTTGGCGTTGATGTCAGCAAGCTGAAGACCACCATTCGCCATGAGATCACCCGTGGTATTGCCAGCGGCATGGAAACCAAGGACATTGCCAGAAACATCAGCGAGGTTGCCAGAATCCCTCTGAACCGTGCCAAGACCATTGCCAGAACGGAAGCCCACAGAATCCAGCAGGCATCTTCGGAGGACGCACGGCAGGAAGCGAAGGCAAAGGGTGCTGATGTGGTGAAGCAGTGGGATGCCACGCTGGACGGCAGTGTGCGATCCTCCCACCGTGCGCTTGATGGTCAGATCAGGGAAGTGGAAGAGCCTTTCCAGTACGGCAACAAGACTGCCATGTATCCCGGTGACTTCGGCATTGCGGGAGAAGACTGCAATTGCAGGTGCATTGCGCTGACAAGAGCAAGGGCGGCACTGGATGAGGAAGAACTGGAGCAGCTGAAGAAGAGAGCCGAGTTCTTCAAGCTGGACAAGGCAGAAGACTTCAAAGAATTTGAGGGGAAATATCTGAAGGCGGCAGAACAGGTTAGCAACGAAGTGCAATTTGTCCCTGCAAAAAGCATCAAAGAAGCAGAAACATATGCAAAAAGTCATGGGGTCAAGTATGCTGATTACAGCAAACTGCCGCTTGAAACAGCAAACGCTTTGAACCAAGCCCTTACTACGCTGCCTGATGATGTGCGCCCTGTGTTCATGGGTGCGTCCAGTACGCTGGAGCAATACTGGGGCGGGAAGCTGCCGCGCGGAAGCAAGCAGTATTACGGCGTGACCATCGAAACACACGATGGAATCCATCTGGGCTATGGCAACGGCGTGGACTTTGAAACGGAAGGCTATATGGTGGGCATCAGCTCCAGCTATAAGACCGCCGACAAGATCACCAAAGCAAAAGAGGCAGAGCAGGCGCGGTACTATGACAGGCATGGGCGGAAGTGGTTTTACAACGTATCGGGCGAAACAACTGCCGCGCATGAAATGGGGCATGTATACGCGCATGTAAAGGGACTGCCCAAAGGCTTTGAAGAAGCAGCTGCCAGGTGGGCAAAGGAAGCGGAGTGCGATATGCTGAAAAAACCGTCCGAAGCATGGGCGGAAGCATGGGCGGCATATCATACGGGAAGCAATACTTTGCCGGACTATATCCAGGACTTCATCGCTCCTGTATCGGGAAACAAAAAGCCCGCAAAAGCCGCCAAACCCTTGAATAATCAAGGGGAAAGTGGTATAATGGTGGCGGAAGATATTGTGATTCCTCGGAGCGTCGGGGCAAAGGCTGCCAACTACAAAATTACCCTGCCAGACGATAGTTCAACATATCTGACGGAGGGGACAAGAATCACCAAAGTACAAGTGATAGCGGGCAAGGGAAGAGATAGAGGGATAGATGAATTGCCCGGATTGCTTAAAAAATATGGCGGATCTCCTGACGAGTGGCAAAAGAAAAAGGGCATCGGTTTTGTAGATTACAATGGAGAAAGCTACAAGGTCGAATTGCATTGGTATGAAGAACCGACTGCTGGAAAACATAAATGGAAGGTGAAGCCTGATGCAGCTGGAAACTGGTTCTTGGAAGATTAACCAGATGGTTAAAGTAAAATACATCGGAGAAGATGACCCGTTGTCCCTGCGGAATGGGAAGGTATATGATGCGCGTGTATTGCGCAAAAATTGGCTTGGCATTGTGGATGAGACCAACGAGGAATACGCATATCCGCCTGACATGTTTGAAAATGCAGAATAACAAAACAAAGCACCATTTTCATGGTGCTTTTTCTATGCCATCGAAAGGGGGCGATTCCCTTGCACGGGGAAGCCGGGGATCTTGATGGGTGAATAGTACAGGGAAATGAATACAAGCACAAGACGCAGCATGCATCACGCATGGCTGCGTTTTTCTATGCCAAGAAAGAAAGGAGAATGAATCATGATCAACTGGAAGGCAAAGCTGACTTCCCGCAAGCTGTGGGTTGCAGTGTCTGAATTTGTGGGTATGCTGATGATTGCCTTTGGCGTTGCGGAAGACACCGTGACGCAGGTTGTGTCCATCATCATGGCGGGTGCAGGCATGCTGGCGTACATCATTGCGGAGGGTCTGGTGGACGCAAAGGCGGCAGACACCATGCTCGTTGTGAATGAAGATCCCCCTGTAGGGGATGAGGTGGAATAATCCGAGGGCATAACAAACGAAGGGAGTGTGGTACACACATGGAGATTACGCAGTATTATCAGACGCAGAATCCATGCTATAAAGCCGGGAAGAGGATCACTCCTTCTGGCATTGTGGTACACAGCACGGGAGCGAATAACTCCTATATCAAGCGATATGTTGGCCCGGATGATGGAATTCTGGGCAAGAACAAATACAACAACCACTGGAACAAGAGCAGCGCAAACAAATGCGTCCATGCCTTCATTGGCCGGGTTGCAGATGGCAGTGTGAAGGTCTATCAGACTCTGCCGTGGGATTATCGCTGCTGGGGCGTTGGAAGTGGCAAGAAGGGAAGCCACAACAGCACACACATCCAGTTTGAAATATGTGAAGACGGCTTGACAAATGAAGAATACTACAATGCGGCGTTCAGTCTTGCAAAAGAACTGTGCGCTTTTTTGTGCAAGGAATACGGGATCAGCGTTGACAACGTAATTGGACATTACGAATCCGCAGCCATGGGATATGGCAGTAATCACGGTGACCCGCGCAACTGGCAGAAGAAGTTTGGGGACAGCATGGACAAGTTCAGGGCAGATGTTCGCGCACTGCTGGGACAGGTCGATGCAAGCACAACGGTATCCGCACCGACCAAAGAGCCTGAAAAGGACACTGCCACAAACACAACCACGACAAAGCCAGCAAGCGGGGTGATCAATATGGGAACTCTGCGAAATGGCAACAGCGGCACACAGGTCAAAGTCCTTCAGTGGCTGCTGAACGAAAACGGCTATGGCGCTGGCAATGCGGACGGCATATACGGCAATAACACCCTGAAAGCCGTCAAAGCCTACCAGAAGGCCAAGGGGCTGACGGTGGATGGCATCGTTGGCAAGAACACTTGGGCAAAACTTCTTGCATAAGAGCCTGCGTCACATGGCGTGGGCTTTTATATATCCGTCTGGGAGG